CTATGTTAGGACATTTAAATACAGATATTAATACCATACAAGAAGTTTCTGATGGTGTTTCTAACAATGTTTTAAAATTATTTTTTGAAAGTATGATTGCTGATATATCTAATAATTCTACTAGAAGAACTAAAATAGAAAATATGAGTAATTTTAATCCTAGTGTTTTATCTAATGATAAAACTTATGTTTATGGCTTACCATTCCTTCCCGGAGATAAAATTGTTATATTTATTAGAAATACAATTAATATTGCTGTTGAACCTGTTGATGGAAATTTACTTCCAAGTATTCATATAAAGGATATATTTCCAGGAGGTGCTGTTGATGATAATATTCCTGCACCAGGAAGATGGGGATGGATGGGATTTAGTTCTGATATTAGTAATAATGGATTAGTTAGTTCTTTTAATTTATCACAACAGACTACTGATATAAGTGGAAATGGAGCTACTAATATTTTTGATGCACACGTATGGAAAATTACATTAACTTTGATTTAATTTTATTCAGAATTATATACATATGAGCAACTTTAATATGTTTGCTAAAAATAATCCATCTATTACTTCTTCTGAAAGAACTCAAAAAATTAGAAATACTTTATTATATAATAATCATAAACCTAATACTAATACTTCTTTTAAAAATCATAAAACATACAGTAATCTCAAAAATGGATTCATTAATTGTAAAATTAATAATGGAAATATATTAGATAATAGTAATTGTTTTCAAACTTGGATTGATAATGATTCTTCTACATTTATTGTTAATACTATTGATGATTGGAATCTTTCAAAAGTTGACTATTCAGGTGTTAATTTAAATGATAATTCATTTCAAGATATTTCTGGTAGTTATTGGCCTTATAAAAATACTTATAATAATAAAAAAAAATTATTAGTTAAAGATTATATCGTCTTAAATACTAATAAAACTCCTAGATATTATAAAAACTTTAAACATTTGATATCTAGAAAAAACATTAATTTATAATATTATATTATATAACTAATATGCCTAGAAAATCTTCTTCTTTGGGTGTTTTAAAAAATTATGTTACTTCATCTCAACATCAAACTGGCCTAAGAAGTATATCCATTTCACAATTTACATCTACATTATTAAATATTAGAAATTATATTGATGTTAATTTAAAGCCGCAATTTATTGATTATTATATTTCTGATCAATATCAATTACTTGACACGTATATTACTAATTCAGCTAATACTGTCAGAAATAAACTAAAAGAATTTGAAATTAATTCTGGTCATCAATCTGATACTCAATATTTAGCTGAAATTGCATCTAAAATAATCGATATAGTAACTAAATCTAGAAATGAATTTAAAACTAATCAAAGTCTTATTGATAGTTTAAAACATTATTTATCTATTTATGCTTCTGGAACATCTTATGCTGTTCCTGCTCCAATAAATGGAATAATTGATGTAGATGTTTCTATTGATGAAAAATATCTTAAATATATTGAAATGTTTGGAACTCCATCCGATGGTATTTTTGATGATGATAAATTACTTCAAGCTGAAAATGCACTAAGTTAATTTTATAAATTTATATCATTATATTATATCATAATATAATGACATCATTCTCTAATGATTATAGTAACAATATTATCAATGAAGCTATAGATATTTCTAATAAAATGAAAAAACTTATTGAGAAATTAAATGAAAAAAATGAAAATTTTAAAGTTAATGAAATAAAAAATGAAAAAATTTTGTTACCTGCAGGAGGATCCTCACGTATGTTATCTACTAATAAAACTAATATTCTCTGGAAAAATTCATTAAGAAATTAAAGTGGACCAAATTTTTCTTCATATTTTCTTAATTTTTCCTGTAAACGATTTATTAGTTCAATTCTGTCTTCTCTCTTTACTTTCCCATTATAATATACTTTATTTTCAATTATTTTATATGGACCCAAACTATTAAATGTTAATCTTGACTGATTTATTTGATCTATTAAATATTTAAATGAATCTTCTGTAAAATTATGAAATTTTATTTTACTTATGCATTCTTGTATAGTTAATCCTGGATTTTCTATTATGAATGTATCTATTTTTGGATAATCTTTTACTAGTAGACTTTCTATATTAGTGTATATTGGATCCATATCTGTTTTTGACATTTCGTTTATAATTATTATTTATTTTATTTTTATACTATTTCAATTTAAAATTGATATAAAACTATTTTATTTATTTTAAACAATAAACAATATGGATCCATTAACTGAAGAAGAAGAAGAACAACTCTTTTTATCCCTTCAATTCGAAACTGAAATAGAACAAAATACTATGTTAAATGATGATGAAGATGATTTTATTCCATTTCAATCTAATGTTTCTGATGCTATATTAAATTTTACTAACTACAGACCTAATCTTAGTATTAATATTCCTAGTCCTATTCCTTTGAATGAATCTGCATCTCCTACCACAGTAATTCCTAATAATTTTATAACACCTCCTACAAGTCCACATCCTACTAATGATTTTACGGATATTTCTGGAAATAATGTTTCTGATGTTGAAAATAATGAAGAACAATATTCTAGTGATGACGATGACGACGATGACGACGATGACGACGATAATCAAGAACAAGATGCTGCAGAACAAGATACCGCAGAACAAGATGATGAAGAAGAAATTCCTGAAATTATTCAAGGAAGAGATAATCCTCCTTCTTCTAACATTCCATATTTCCCTTCCATATATCAAGATAGTAATCAAGAAACTTCTAGCCCACGATCACAACAAACTGATACTAGTAATGTAGATGAATCTAAATATATAGAAAAAAGAGATTGTTCTGTTTGTTATAAAAGTTTAGATACTCATAGAATGGTATGCACTCCTTGTAACCATACTTATTGTGTAGATTGTTTCTTTAAATGGTTAAAAGAATCTAAAACTTGTGCAATGTGTAGAAGTAACTTAGTAGATTATACTAGATGGGAATATGATGAACTTCCTAGAAGAACTAGTGAAGAATTTAAAACTTTTAGAAGAATTTTTAAAAATAATAGAGAGCTTACTAGTAAAAATTTTATCATTGAACAGCAATTAAATGCCGCTAGTGATCTTTTAAAGAGTTCATTAGATGATATTATAAGAAGAAAGGAACAGGGAGAATATACTTCTGGATATAATGCAGCTAGCTTTGAACTTTTGAGTCCACATAAATTAGATGAAGTAAATAAAATGTCAGATTATTGTCCGTATAAAAGAGGATTTATGAGAGGATTTTATGAAAGAAATAATGATAATTTTAAAGTATTTTATAGTAAAAATAGAAAGAATTTTGTTGTTAATGAAAGTAAAAAGAAAAGAAAAATATATATAAGAAAACGTAGATGTGAAATTCCAAATACATTATTTGGGTATGGATTTACTAAACGTATTTATACTAATGAGTTTCTATTAAATACGATTAAAGATGAAAATGGTCGCGTTAAAACATATAAAAGAAATGTATATAAAGATCAAAATGGGATTAAACATATAGAAACTATTGAAGAATCTACTATACTATAATTAATTGTTTAAATAAAATATTCTTACTTATATTTAATAAAGCTATGGAACCAAAAATGAATATTTTGGTTGATAAAAATGATTTTATTAATCATACGCACAATATATTAGATTCTATTCATGGGAAAAATACTATTGCGCTTATTTTTCAAGATCTAGAACAAGATATGTTAGAAAATTTAATATGTATATATAATAGCACATTTTTTCAAAGATACTATGCTATTTATTCTGCTCTTACAAAATATAATGTTTTTAAAAATAAACCTTTTAAATCTACTTTTATTACAAGTATTTATATATGTGCAATGCAACACTATATATAAATTGATATAAATTTATATAAATATTTTTTTATTGTTTATATAAAATGGCAATTACTTTAAATAAGCAAATTAGTTTAGCATTTAATACAGATAATATAATTCATCAATGGATTTGGGGATTTAATGAATTATATACTCTTACATACAATGATTTATGTCAAAATACACTATTTATTATTAAACAAATATCAGTTAGATTAGATTGGACTTGGTATATTTTAAATAGTTGGTTAATACAATATGCTATAGAAGAATCTGAAAATCGTCCAGATTTTGATAATTACCAGTATGAAAATTTAACTATTTTAAATAATTTTGTTAGATTTATAATAAGACAAGGATTAGTTAATAAAGAAGATAAAATTAGAGATACTGTATGTATAAATAACATTGATGAGTGGATGGAAACATTTAAACTGTATAGAAGTAGAGTAAGTTCTATTATTAATCGAACTATTTCTAGAATACATATACCTAGTCGTTCTACAAGTATAGTTATAAATCTTGTTGAAAATACATAATTATTATTATATTCTTCAAATATCTAGACGCGTTTAAAAAAAATAACTATATTTATTATAATGGGAATTTATTCTTCAGGGACAAATGATGGAATTACTGCTGCTGACCCATATGTTTTTCCTGTTTTAGGCAAACCATATAAATTACCTGATAAATCGGCAAATTACTGTTTATATGCTAATAAAAATACATTTATTACTGCTAGTGTTGATTCATTATCTGAAAAAGAACAGAAAAAAATGGAAAAATGGGTTATTGATCGATTAGGAAAAAAAACTAATAATGGTGCTAAATTAATTACAGATGGATATTTTTATAAAACTCTCCATATAAGCACTACAAAAGCAGAACTTTTTTTAAATTTAGATACTAAAAAATATCTTAAAAAAGGAGAAAATATATTTAATTTGAGTATAGAAGAAAGTATAGATAATTCTATTCTTTTTAAAGGCGAAAAGAAAAAGGTTGTAAATATTACTTGGAAAATAGACAATGATATTATTTCATTAGATGTTGATTTTTTTTATAATCCTCAGATTCGTAATGGTGTTCGTATGAAAACAGTAATGGTTGAATCTAAATCTATAGGATTGTTAGTAAATAATTATAGTCCTCAATCTTTAGAAATTAGAAATAATAAAAATAATATATCTAATTATATTTTTTTGTTAAATAAGCTTAATAATGCTAATAAAGTTAGTGATGAAGATACTAATCTTCAGAAAAAAAATGAATTATGGACTAGACACACTAGATAATATAAATTAATATTATTCGTATTTAATAATATTAATTAGTTTGAAATACTTTGAAATATTTTACTGATTAGTTGATCTTTTAGAATTATTCTTCTTTTTCTTTCTATTTCGACTTGTATGCATATATCCTAGATTATACCATTCATTTGGTCTTACATAACACATTGTTCCACACCCTGAAACAACTAAATTATATGCAAGTGTCAAATCTGGATCGTCTGAAATTGGAAGATATACTCTTTCTCCCGTATCTAGGGTTTTAATAAATACATTTGCTCTTTGATTTGTATTATTATTGTAGAAATAAGAAGTTTCTCCTGGATTTTCTGATTTCATTAGTTCCCAGCCCAATATCTTACAATAATCTTCTCTACTTTTATATTGATCAGAACAACTTAACGTTTTAAAACTAGGATTTTTTTCATATCTGGATAGACGATGCTCATTAATATGTCTAGATGCTGGAACTCTAATATTAGTAACGGACATTTTAAACTATAATTATATATATTATACTATTTCTTTTAAATCAATTTAAAATATTATATACTTATATTTACTCTGTCTTTTAAGTATTGCTGATGCTCTAATAAAAATAATATTAACATCTCTTTTGCTATATTCATCATTTCATTATGTTCTATTAATTCTTTTAAATACTCATCTATAATTGGACTAGTATTTTCATCATAATTTATTGAATATACTTCACAATTAAATTTCTTTGGATGGCCGCATATTTTCTTTTTATATCTAACTAAAAATACATACATATTCTTTAAACTATGAGCTCTATCTTTATTCCATACATAATGAGTTCTTACTATTATATTTCTTTTATTTGTATATGCTGCTTTAATGCCTTCTATCCACCATCCACTAGTTAATTCTAAAAAAAAATCTTCATCTTCTTCTTGTATATTCGTTGTCGTTTTTTTTAAATTGGAAAAAATACGGTTCATTAATAATTTATATTATATTTAAATTTATAAATTATTACTTATTATTATTTTATTTTTTCTTATTATTTTATTTTTTTATTTTACTTTTTATTACTTTTTTTGGACCATTAATTTTATTGCTTTTACAATATTCAAATCTAATTTTAAATTTCTCACAAGTATTTTCTATTTTACTTCCTTCCCAAGTATACATACAATCTTTCCATAATTTAATATTATTTTCGCATTTTTTTTGTGGATGATCCATATCTACGATGTTCTTATATTATAAAAAGATTTTTATCTTATTATCAATTTTAAAATATTATAAAATATCTCTCATTAATTCCCATTCTTCTTCACGTTCTATGTCTAAATTTCTATCCATATCATTTCTTATTATATCATCTTTCTTATAAACTAATTCTATCTCATTATCCATTCTATTTAATTCTATTGTTATGTAATTAATAATATAGTTTGCATAATAAGAAATATTATTACTGATTTTGTTGTATAAATAATTTAAGTTGTTTAAATTTAAACAAACTATTTCATCCATATATACATTAATTTATATTTTAATATTCATTTCATTAGTTTTATTTTCTAATGAAAAATATGTATTAAATATATATGAACTCTACACAAAATATTGCTAATGATAAGTATGAAAATTATAAATTATTATTTCAACATTTTTTAAATTTAAAAGATTTCGAAAATTATGGGACAATCGTCTTAGATTTATCCCAATTTAAACCATCTATTGAAAAAAAAAGATATACACAATTAACTGAATATATACTTTATTTAGCATTACAAGCATTGAAAATTTCTGAAAAATATAATAATCATCATTTAAAAGTTTATGTTAATTTAACAAACTCTTCTATTAGTAACTTTTCTTTAAAATATTTTAAATACATTAATCAAATTTTAGCACAGGCTCTCCCCGAAAGATTATTATTATGCACCGTATATAGCAATTCTAAATTATATGCTTTATTATGGGGTATGGTTAAAAAACATATTGATAAAGATACTATTAAAAAATTTAAATTTGCAAAAAAAAAAGATATTGATGTTGATCTTATTTTTTCATAAGAATTTACATATTTATCACCATCTACCCATCATCATATTCTTGTTACGATTGTTATCTTTTATATACCATTTCTTTTTTGAACTATCCCATTTAGCACCTAACTGTTTTGCTTCATCTTTTTCACTATATGGAACATTTAAATATATTTCTTTATTTGTTTTTTTTGATACTTCTATACCTATTGCTAAATTTGCTAATCTATCCGCATTTTCATTTCCTATTGAATCTTCATCTTGTTTACCTGTATGTGCTTCTATATGTTTAAATTTTACATTACTATGTTCTCTGCAATACATATATCCTGTTTGAACTAATTCTAAATTTGGTATTGGCTTTGTCTTACTATTAGGGTTTTTCCAACCTTTTTTAAAGCATTTTTCTCCATATGTTGTGCAACATCTTATTGCATATTTCGAATCACTATAAACTATTACTTCCTTTCCTTCTTGGATTTCATTATTTAATATGGTTAATGCTTTTATAACTGCTAATAGTTCTGCTATGTTATTTGTTTGTCTACCATTATAACTCTCGCTAACATTTCTTTGATCATTCTCACCAAACCAGATTCCATATCCTGCCCTAGCATATTCTTTTCCGTTATTACTACAAGCACCATCTGTATATACTTTTATAATATTATCATTCTTTTCTTTTTTAGGTTCTTCATAATTTTCTTCTATTAATTCTGGAACCATCTCTCCATTTTGATTTCTTCTAATTATAAATCTTTCCATTAATATTATTTATTATTAAATTTTAATAATATTAATCAATTTACTTATTTTATATAAATTATTTATTTAGTTGTCTTAATCTTTCTATTTCTTTCCTACGTAAGGCAGGCAATAATTCTCGTTGCCATTTTCCATAAGGTATTATATATGCTATCTTGTTAAAATCTTTTCTTTTTAAAATACTATTTTTGTCTTTATCTACTACTTCATATAAATAATCTACTGGTGCAGTGTTTGCTAATCTATTATGCGCTTCTACACTACGATTTACTTGGTATGTATGTAAATACTGTGCTATTATCTCTAATTCTTTTTGAGATACTTTATTATCTCCATCACTATCTAATAAGTCAAATCCTGCATTATGCACTTTCTTCACTTTGCTTTGCCCACAACCCATTATATTATACTATATTAACTCTTTTGTTTTATTTAGTTTTTACGCAATAAAAAAATTTGGTAGCTTATCTAAAATGCTTTATTTTAGATTTTCTACCTAAATTTATTTATCCCCTAAATTATTTATTCCCCAACAATTTAATGTTACTTTATCCATTGTATTCCATATAGAATTTCCCATATATTCTTCATAGAACCATTGATACTCTGTTACTGTATTCTCCAATATTATTGATCCTACTCTCCTAATAATTGGAGTTGTGTTTTCATCCATTTCTTTCTTTGTTATTAACATTGGTGCTCCATCCATTGTTGATCCCCATCTTACTACTAAATGATTCTGTTTTGACTTAGGGAATTTAACTATTACCCTATCTCCCGATTTAAAACTACGACTCATTTTTTGTTTTTTGTATCCTGTAATGGTAAAATTTTTTATATCAATTTAATACGTCTTTTTAGTATTTCCCTAAAATATATCTATCTTATTTAATGGTTAAAATTTTTTAATCAATTTATTTCGTTATATTAGATTAGTATAGGAATCTCTTTGGTAAAAAAAATTATTATCGTTTTTTAAATTGATTCGAAATTTTCAACCAATGCTTGTATCATCCAAAACAATAATAAAACACACGTAAAACAATACACACACACGTGAAATAAACAACTACACAGCGCAACACAACCAATCACAATCTCACAGATTACAATGGCTGCCATCACCACCGAACAGATGCTCGCACTCATTGCTGCTCAGAGTAAGCAGATTGAGGCTCTTACTGCCGCGGTTGAACGTCTTAGTATGGAGACTCCTACTAAGGTTGTTAAGGCTACCAGGAAGCGTTCTTCCCCATCTGCCCATACTCTCTACCTTAAGGCTAAGGCCGCTGAGCTAGGGATCAATTACAAGCAGGCAATGTGCAATAAGGATGTTATTGCAGAGTGGAAGAATGGTTCTGAGCTAGTGGAAAAGTGCCGATCTGAGGCGGCTGAGCTTAAGCAGAATGCACCTGATGCTCCTGCTAAGACTCAAAAGCCTAAGGGAAATAAGAGGATGGCCAAGAAGCTCGAGCTAGCACAGACTCTCAATGAGTTGGCTGGAAAGACTATGTTCTCTAGTGAGGAGATTGAGCAGATGACTCCTCAGAAGATTAGGGAGCACATTAAGGCTGCTGAGAAGGGAACTACCCTAGCTGAACTCGAAGAGAAGCGCGCTCTTAGGGCACAAGAACTAGCTGCTACTAAGAATGAGCTTATTCAGGCCATTCTGAAGTTCAATGCTGATAGGGATTCGCTTGTTTCCGATGAGGCTTATCCTCACATTACAAAGACTCTCAATGAGTTGAGTATTGGTGCCCTAAAGAAGGAGCTCGCTCAATGGAAGAAGGCACAAAAGGAGCAGGAAAAGTATCTCGCTGCTAAGGCCCTAGTTGAGGCAGTTGAGAGTGATATCTCCGATGTCGATGAACTCGAAGAGGATTAAATACAATGAAAACTAAAAAATACAAAATACAGAAAACCAAAAAAAATAAAAAAACACAAAAACTAAAAAATACAAAAGGCACAATGTATATAGTAAGTCCTTTTTTTTATTGTTTAAATTGAAACTAGTTTAAATCCTTTGATATTATTAAAACATATTATATATAACACAATAAAATGGAAGCTTTTGTTGTTCTTGGTGCTGTAGCTATTGGCTTTAAGATTGGGAATACTATGAGTAATCTAGATAATTATCCAAAGAGAAGGCGTAAGAGTATGAAAAAATACATAGTTTACCCTAATATTATTAACAATGATATTGATATTTTAAATGAGTTAGATGCTATGGAAAAAGGTTACGAAATCAGATCTGCTATTCGAGTTTAAATTGATTTAATTAATGTGTTAATTACATTAATTAAATATACAATACGTAAATCAATATGGGAAAGAAAAACAGTGATGGTAGAAGAGCTACCAAAAAAAATAATAGGAAGAAAACATTCCAAAAATATGGTCTATATACAAGTAGAGCTTGTAGAATTAAGTTAGCACAGATGGAATCTCAGAATGCTAACTCAAAAAAAACTCAAAATAATAAGAAAAATAAAAATAAAAATAAAAAATGAATGTGTTGTAGCGGCGGAGTGCCAATTTTTTTATTTAGTATTAAGGTTACTTCTAATATCTTCTGTCAAAATAAACATATATTAAATCTAATGCCGATATTAATGTTGTTCCTATAAATGTTGCAAATCCTGCTACTACTATTGAATTTTTTAAGTCGATGTTTGCTGTATTATTAGTAAGAAAAAGAGATAATTCACCAATACCATAGAAATTTATTCCTTCTATCATTATACCCATTAATACTCCATGCATTATTAATTCTATCTTATTCTCCCAATTTACAAAAAATAATGTTAATACGCTAGCAAATATCGCATGATGCACGTGAATATTTATTGATTCTGAATTATATGATGATAATAGCAAATATACTAATGTATACATAAGAACATATCCTAACAATAATGGTAATATTCTTTTGCATTTTTTTACTTTTACCGAATCGATTATTTCATTTACTATTAGGATCAATGTAGTTAATCCTAGAAACATTATTGTTAATTTTGCTTTAACATCTAGATGTCCCCAGAATCCAGGAACAAATGCTAATTTATTTAACCAAGGAATTTCACCCATCAATCCAAATATTAAAGCCCCTAATATACAAGATATCATATATGTTGCAAATGTTCTGAATTTTATTAGATTTTCTTTTATATTTATGTTTGAATATTTAACTAAAGCAAAACTTAATATATTTATAAGTAGTAAATCATATACTGTTGATATTACAGTATTTTTATAATGACTACTTGAAGAAATTAATGGAGATGTTTGTAGTGATTCCGACCATAAATATGTTATTGAATAAATTATATTTAGTATTGTTGTTAATGTAGAACTTAGAGATATATTAATATTTTTGTATGATGAATCAGGACCAAGTAATTCTGTCTCATAGTTTGATTGAACATTTATATTATCTTTTTTATTAAATGTTAAAATATTATCATTAAACATTTAATTATCTATATATTACTGCGTTTAAGCTCTTTACTTTATTTATTTCTGCGTCTTTTTCTTGTTTTAGATGTATGGTGTCTTCTTTTTGTTTTTCTTTTTGGTTTTCTTTTTGTTTTTCTTTTTTTATTTTTTTGTTTTCTGTATTTTTTATTTAGAATTCCTCCTCTTAATATTGATGGTAATCTTAATGTTTGTGTTGCTATATTACCAGTAACTATTTCTTCTCCCATCGGTCTTCTACCTAAAAATGATGTTATTTCTTCTTCAGGTATTAATGTTTCTTTTAATCCAAATAGTAAATCATTCAATAAATTTAAACTGTCACGTTTTGTCATTCTGCTATTTTCAGGTATTGTTGCTCCAAACCATTTATTTAAATTTTCAATGTTCCAGTTACTATTATTATATATATTTTTTGCTAATTCTCTTAAACTAGTTCCAGATATTCTATCATTAGAAAGGCTTTCTTTCTTTCTTATTTCTCCTAATGTTTTTACACTTACATTTTTTCCCATATTTTTACTTTATTTGAATTATAGTGTTGTAGATCTTCATTTCCAACTATTAATGTAATATATTCATAATCTAAGCTTTTTAA